TAAGAGGACTTCGTAGTGCGCAAACGGGTGAAGCAGGGGCGCGAACTGGATTACTTGGTGAACAAACTAAGGGCGCACGCATAGAAAATCAATACATGCCTGAAAAGATGAAAGCCCAAATTGCCGAAGCCCAAGCCGGAGCACAGAAAGCACGCTTAATGCAAATGATACGTGAACAGCTTATGAGTGGGGGGCAAATGGGTGGCCAAGGTCAAGCAGGTGGACAAATGGGCGGTCAAGGACAGCCAGCACCACAACCAGGACAAGGCGGTGGTATGTTCCCTCAAGGTCAACAAATGCCGCAACAGCAAGAACAACAGCAACCACAACAACCCCAAAATCAGGGTATGGGTTATGCTCAGGCTGCGACAGCTATGCAACTTTTGGGATTAGGTAAACCCCATGTGGTCGATGCCAACGGCAAATACATGGCCATCACTCCTTTTGGTAATATTGATACTGGCGTACATGGACTTAGTGAGCGCGATAAGCAATTAAGCAAAGAAGATGCCAAGGTAATTACTGGATTAGACAAAGTTGTTTTGGATAGCTCATCTAAATTAGACACCTTCAATGAATTAAACGGAATTTTGGGTAGTGATGAGTTTGCAAAAATGCGTCAAAACCCTTTAGCCGGAAATCTTGAAATGTGGCTTAACGGTAAAGTTGGCTCTAAAGCACAACAAGAAATGGTTGGTAAAGCTCAAACGTACATGGGTCATATTATTAAAGACTCAGCTCGTGACTTTGCCGGACAATTCAGGGTAGGGGAACAGGCATTGCTTAACAACATGAAGCCTAACCCTGGTGATAGCTTAGATGTTATGAAAGGTAAGGCTGAGGCGCTCACCTTCTTAACGACTATGATGAGCAAACGGGCTGAACTTGAAGCAGATTACATGCGTAATTCTAATTTAAGTCCTCTGCAAGCGAAGATTGCGGCTGATAAGATGCTCGATCCAAAAGCACTTAAGCAGGAAATAAGAACCATATTACACCCAGCTAAGAAAGTGGAAATTACGGCTGACCAAGCAATAGCAGAATTACAAAGACGACAAGCAGCGGGGCAACAATAATGGCTGATATCGATTTCTCAAAATATTCTAATGAAGAGTTGATGAAAATCGCTCAAGGTGCTCAAGCGCAAAAACCATCCTCGCAACAAGAGGAAGAAGAGCCAGGATTTTTTAAATCAGCTTTGCAAGGTTATGGAAATTATGCCAAAGGTGTTTTAAAAGGTGGTGGCCAAGCTTTGGGTGATTTAGGCGCCTCAGCAGTCAACTGGCCTATTTCTGGCATTGAAAAGCTATCAGGCCATAAATTACCACATGTGCCTCATCCTCATTTATTAGATAAAGAATCTGATTCATTGGGGGAAACGATTGGACGCACTATTGGACAGGTTGGCGCAGGATTTGCATTACCTGGTGGTGTTGGAATGAAAGCCGCTCAACTCGCAGGGAAAGGCTATCAAGCTTTACGTGCTGGCAAACAATTGCCACTTATTGGCAAGTTATTGGCTGGTGGAGCTGGCGGTGCTTTAGAAGGAGCAGCAGGTAATGAAGAAAATCGTGGCCTTGGTGGTGCTCTTGGTTCTATCGCAGGAACCGCAGGCTATGCGTTACCCGCAGCATACAATTTTGCTAAATCACTGGGTTCTAAAAGTATAGCTAAAAATATTCAAGAAGAAGTAGGGCGATTAGGCCAGCACTTCAATGAACGGTTCACAAGTCATTTACAAGCTGGTGAAGAAGCCGGAGCAAATAAATTTCTGCGTGGTGAAAAAGGAAATGTTAAATTATTGAAAAAAGCCGGAGAAGGGAAACTTGCTTATGGGCTAGAAAAATTTAACGAAAATCCTACATTAACCAACGCGCATAAAGCTCAAAGTGATTTAAATAAAATTGTTTCAAAATATTCTCGATCTAAAGAAGGAAGTCTTGAGGCCGATGTTCATTCAGAAGCATTAAAACTTAAGAATCGTTTATTAAAAAAGATTTCAGAAAGTTTTGAGAAAGCCGGAGTGAAAGAACATGGCGCAGGATATCAGCAATCACGTGTAGATTATGCCAATGAAATGGCTCCTTATCTTGATAGCCAAACTATTAACGGATTGCTTGGTAAAAATAAACGTGGTGTACAAACGGTACGTCCTAAAGAATTTGCTGATAAATTATTGCAAGAAGAAGAATTTCTCGCTCAAGCAGGAAATAAACATCCTGACTTATTAAGGCGTGAGAAGTACAATAAAATTAAGAAAAATAAATTAGCTCAAGGGGCTGCTTTAGGTGCTGCAACGATTGCTACGGGATTTTTGCCCTATGAAATTAGAAAGCTTCTTGGAACGCATTAATGTTTACTTATTATCCAAATGACTATAAAATGCCCATCCTATTATAGGAGACCATAAATGTTATCTGGAATAATGATGTTATTTTTCTTCGCAGCGGTCATGTCTTTATTTTTTGGTGATGAAAGTAGTCAAATTATAGTAAAAAATAATTACATAGATGATGAAGATGATGTACGGTGGAAATATATTGACTGGTAAATAAAGTCACAATAGTTTAATCAAGGACGATTATGCCAATTAACCCAGATTTATTAATAGCAGCACCTATGCTACAGGATAGTTTCGTTGATAAAAATGGCGAACCTATGGCAGGAGGAGTGATTACCTGCTATCAGGATAACAGCAGGACTACTTTAAAGAATTGGTATTATCAGTCTGGGTCTCCTGGAAATTATACTTATATTAGACTGCCAAATCCTTTAACACTTAGTGCGGCTGGCACCATTTGTGATATTAATGGCGTTGATACAATTCCCTTTTTCTATCCTTACAGTGAATTAGACCAGACAGTAAAACAGCCTTATTACATTACGATTGTAAATCACAATCAAACAAACCAAATTACCCGTGCCAACTTTCCATTTATTGCCAATGAAGACAATGAGCCTGGTCAAGGTTCGCATGAAAATTACATCATTAATAATGGATTTTGGCGCAACATTGGTACAGCCAATCTCACTAATGTATTGGATATGGTTGTTGCTCCAAGTCAACATGATGGCTTTGTTTCACCTGATATTCACTTCATTAAAAATGTTACAGGTGGTCAAGATACGCTTACCTTTACCAAGTTTCCTTTAACCAACACGCCTATTTTAGACGATGATATAACGCCTGAGTTTTATATAAACCATGTGTGCGCAAACAGTCCTACTGGTGAAACTCAGAAAGCCTATCAATTCCCTATATCACTCCATGTAAATACTTTAGCAGCCGTTCCTTACACTGTGACCATACAAGCACAAAATTTAGGTGGTACGGCTCCTGGTCAAAACACAATTAATTTATTTATTTTGCAAGATACGGGAACCGGAACCACATCACCCGCACCATTTTTGATTGGGTCTATTGCGCTGAATAGTTCTTGGGAGAGATATCAATTCTCTACGGTTTTCCCAGGTACAGCGGGTCTTACTTTAGGAAATGGCGGTGATGATGCCTTGTATTTATTAGTTCAAATGCCATTAGATATTAGTTGTAATATTAACTTCACAAGACCATCTATTTATTTAAGTGATGATCCACCTTCTAATAGTTTTTTAACATACGATCAAGTTGATTCTGTGATTAGCACTGCCAGAACTGGGGATATTAGAACAAGTATTAATAGTTTCTATCCTTATGGATGGGTGCCAATGAATGATGGAACTATTGGTAATGCAAGCTCTGCTGGTACTGCTCGCGCAAATACCGATACATGGCAACTCTATAATTTAATATGGGCAATAGCCCAGCCTTATGATTCAGGTTCAAACTCCAATCCAATTGCCCAGATGTACACGAGTGGTGGCGCTGCTACTAATTATGGTGCTTCTGCAATTGCTGATTTCAACGCCAATAAAGGACTTGCTTTAACAAAAAGCATGGGTCGGGTGATGATGGGCAGTGCGCCAGCATCTATTTTACAAAGTGTCTTTAAAAACACATTCACGGCCAGTAATTCAACAGGATTATTGGTAACGACTCCAAGTCCTTTTTATCTCTTTGTGGGAATGCCTGTTTATGTAACAAACGTTGGTGGCGCATTACCTGGAAATTTAGTGGCCAATGCGATTTATTATGTAACTAATATAGCGACTTTAAGCACATTCCATTTGGCGACAAGTTATACCAATGCTATTGCAGGAACCGCAATAGCCTTTAGTACTGCGGGTACTGGCACTCAAACCATTACTTCAATGTATGAAGGAACATTCATTGGTGAATATGGACACGTTCAAACTCTAGCGGAATTAGCAAACCATCAACATACAACCACATTGAATGTAAATATTACAACAGCAAGTACAAGTGGCCCAGGAACACATGTGGCATGGGATCCAGGCGCACAAGTATTTCCTTCCAGCTTTGTAGGAGGCAATGCGGCTATGAACCTTATTCAGGCTAGTGTATTCTATAACATATTTATGAAGCTATAAAATAGGTCGACACAATAGACATAATGTTGAAATGTGTCGAAGAAAAAGGATTTTTTAAACATAAGGATATGGAATGTCTACTCCACTTAGTTTTGGACGTGACGTACAAGGCTACAATGCCTATGCGCCTATGCCCTGTACCAACACCTCATCAGTAACTTTGGCTGCTGCTACTGCTGCTAATGTGACTGTTCCTTCTAATTTTCCAGTATGGATTGCGAGTTTCAATTACAGTTCTGCGGCTAAGGTTTATGTGGATTTTAGCGGAGCAACAGCCGCAGTTCCCGCAGGAGCTACATTTGCAGCTACCACTTCTACACTTAATCCAGGACAACGCACCGTACTTGCTGGAAGCAATATCAGTGTGATTAGTGCGGGCATTGCAGATGTCGTGATTGAACTTTATCCCACTAATTATTAAGGATGAATCATGGATCGAGCAGATAATACCTCACCTGGCGCAAATGATAGAACCCAAGATTTAAAATTAGATAGGCTGTTTCGTTTTGGTTCGGACAGTGCGATTAACAAGAAAACCTAAAACTATTATGTCTAATAAAAGGATTTATTATGGCTATTGAACAAATGTTTACAGAATTACCTACCGTATCAAACTCAACAATGAGTGATATTATTTGTGCGGTACAAGGCTATGTAAGTCCTTCGGTTTTAGGTCTTTCTACGCAACAAACGTTACAACAAGTTTTCAGTTTATTTCAATCGAATGTGATTTTGTCTTTTGCTGGTAGCCCAAATGGCAATGTGGCAGGAACTACTTATCAGTTTTGCTGGGATTCTCTAAACTCCACACTTTATATTTGTGTAAGCTCTGGTACGGTCTCAACAGCCGTTTGGGTTCGAGCAGATATTAATGATGGTTATACTACTATGGCTACTGCTGGTGCGACTACCACATTAACTTTAATCAGCACGTACTGGCAGTTCTTTACTGGCGTTCTCAGTCAAACTGTTGTAATGCCTGTAGAAAGCACCTTATCTGCTGGAATGACTTGGCAAATAGTAAATAACTCAAGCGGGTCGGTCACTATTCAATCATCAGGATTGAACACGATAGCCACATTGAGTGCTGGGCAAGTAGCAGAAGTGACCTGTATTTTAAATTCAGGTACAAGTGCGGCATCTTGGAACGCCAATGTTTCAGCTCTGGGCGGTGGTGTTACCTCTATTACCGGAACTGCAAATCAAGTGATCGCATCATCTTCCACTGGCGCGGTTACTTTAAGTCTTCCACAAGACATTGCAACAACAAGTTCACCGACTTTTGCCAACGTTACCTTTGGTTCCGGTGGACAAATTCGGGGTGCAAATGGCTTGCCCGTAATGAATGTCTTGTCATTGGCCAGTGCGGTTAACTGGATTTCAATGAATAACCAAATTACAGGAGTTAACCCAGGATTTGTAGCAATAGGTAGTGATACCAATGTGGGAATTGGATTTGTAACTCAAGCTGCGGGATTTTATACGTTTGCTACTACTGCAAGCAGTGCGATTCAATATCAAACAGGAACCGGATATCAGCATAATACTAATTTTGTGTTCCCTAATACAGCAGCAACTCGAACTCTCACTTATCCTGATGCCGATGGCACAATTGCTCTGACTTCTGGCGCATCAGGTATTGTAAACCCTGGTCTAATTAATCAGTTAGCTTATTATGCCGCAGCGGGTAGCACTATATCAGGTCTTACTACAGCAAATAATGGCGTGTTGGTTACAAGTGCTGGTGGTGTTCCCTCAATAAGTACCACGTTGCCTTCTGGTTTAACTATTCCTGGTTATGCTCATTCAGGTGCTAATAGTGATATTACATCTTTGACAGGTTTGACTGGAGTCATTCGTGCGCCTACCGCAATCACTGATTCTCTTGGTAATCTGAATTTACAATTTATTTATGCGGCTTCTGCTGTCAACTTCATTGGTTCATTTAACTCAGACACAGGTATGCCCCTTGGATTTGCTGCTGCTGGTGCTGATGCTGATATTATATTTCGTATTAATACAAAAGGTAATGCGCCATTTGTGTTGATAACGGCTGCCACGACAATTCCTTTGCAAATATGTAATGGAACTGCAAATCAGCATCTTACACAATTCCAGTTTTCTAATACTGCTGCTACAAGAACGGTCACTTTCCCTGATGCCGATGGAACGGTAGCTTTTACCTCTAGTCTTCCAACTCCTTCAGCATTAACTAAAACAGATGATACCAATGTCACTTTAACCCTAGGTGGAAGTCCTACTGTAGCCTTACTTGCTGCCACGTCTTTAACTTTAGGATGGACTGGGCAACTTGGTTTAACAAGAGGGGGATCTAATGCTAGTTTAACTGCCAGTAATGGAGGTATTGTCTATAGTACGGCTTCTGCAATGGCTATATTAGCAGGAACCGCAACCGCAAATCAGATGCTCTTGTCAGGAGCAAGTGGCGCACCTTCTTGGTCAACCGCTACTCATCCTGCAACCACAACTATTAATCAAATACTTTATAGTTCAGCGGCTAATGTGATCTCAGGACTGGCAACTGCTAACAGCGGAGTGCTTGTAACGAGTGCTGGCGGAGTTCCTAGTATTAGCACTACTTTGCCGAATGTGGCTCATGGTACACCTACTTCGATTACACTGACCAATGGTACTGGATTACCAATAGCCGGAATAACAGGATTAGGTACTGGTGTTGCAACTGCTTTAGCGGCTAACGTTGTGGGTTCCGGTGGGATTGCTTTAGATACAGACACCACTTGGACGCCCGTTCTATCGTTCGGAGGAGCAAGTGTCGGGATTACCTATACGACTCAACTAGGACACTATACAAGAATTGGTAATGTGGTGACCTTTACATTGCAACTTCTATTATCTAATAAAGGATCTTCGACAGGAATAGTGGCAATATCATTGCCTGTGGCACAAAGAGCAGGCACAGCCTTTACAAGTTTTAGTATTATTCCTGGATTTACTTATACGGTGCCAACGATTGTTGCGTATGGCAGTCCTGGTGCTGCTGTAATAGGAATTCAAACTTATTCAGTCACAGGTGTTGCTGCAACACTAACAGATACAAATTTTAGCAATACTTCGCTAATAATTATCTCTGGAAGTTACTTAGTATAAAATGATATCTTCCCATTATTTATTTAGATGGTGGGAAGATGAGAGCAAATAATATAGTTGGTTTAATATTAGGACTTATAGTAGGGGTAAGAGTCTTAAGACGCGATCCATTTCACTATATGGATGGTGTCCTTTTAGGAATTAGCGCACTATTAATTTACGTGTGATTTGCTATGATGGACACGGATGTTTTTCATTAACTTATAAGGAAGTTTTAAATGAATCTTGTTGAATTAGAACAACGTGTAGCTATGTTACAAACAGAATCACAAAAAGCAACGGGTCAAGTTGCCTCTTTTGCTGAGAATCTTGAAAAGGCTAAAATTCACTTACACACTATCAATGGCCATCTTAACGAAGCAAATTATCAATGGGAAGTTGCTAAACAAGAATCAATGAAGCCTAAAGTTGAGGAACCATGTGAGCCAGTCGAAGAAGTATAAACTTCCCTAACGGACTAGGTTTTCTAGCAAAGGATTGCTATGACGGACGAGAAACTCACACCTGCGGAGCGTTATAACTCCGCAGTTATAGTATTATTAAATCATGAAGGTGGTTATTCAAATCATCCTAAAGACCCAGGTGGTGCGACCAATTTCGGTATCACACAAAGGGAATTAACCCGCTGTTATGCCCGCTTAAAATTACCTTCCGATGTAAAGAGCCTGACAAAAGTTCATGCTAAAATCTATTACAAATCTGAATGGTGGGATAAATATCATTATGAAGCCATTAATTCCCTGTACATTGCCACAAAGATATTTGATATGGCAGTCAACATGGGTGCTGAGGAAGCAGCAATCCTCACCCAGCGTGCCTGTAATGCCTGTGGACACAACCTCAAAGTAGATGGCATATTAGGCGGTAAAACGCTTGGTGTGATTAATGAAATTAATCTACACAATCGAGAAGAAGATTTAAAATACGAGCTTCAAGAAGAACAAAAGTGGTTTTATGAACACCTTTGCGAAGAAAAACCCACACTTAAAGTGTTTCTAAAAGGCTGGTTGAGTCGCGCAGAATGGTGATTGAATTGCCATGGCCTCCAAGTGTTAATCACTATTGGAGAAGGCAAGGAAGCCGCTATTTCGTGAGTTCTGAGGGTAAGGCATATAGAGACAGCCTTTATTATCTATGCGCTGAATATAGGGGTCTATTTGGGGCTGAACGGAGACTATCAGTCGTTATTAATGCCTTTCCACCAGACAAAAGGCGCAGAGACCTTGATAACATATTAAAAAGCTTACTTGACTCGCTGCAATATGCGAGGGTCTATGAGGATGATAGCCAAATTGATTGCCTTACCATCAAAAGAAATTCCTCTCGTGATGGCAAGGTAATTGTTACGATTACCGAATTAAAACGGAATTGAATCATTCAGATCATCATAGTCAGTGCTGTACTTTTTAGCAGCTGGTTTTTCTTGACTGGGTTTTGATTCAGCGTCCTTTTTCTTGCCACCTGGTAGAAATTTTATGTCTTGCGCGGTCACTGAGTACATGTACTGGCCAGCACGTTCACCTGATTCAATCTTCTTATTATTGATTTCACCGCGAATATAAATCAGGTCTCCGACATGAACATATTTTGAAGCAATATCCGATAATTTACTGAAACAATTAATGTTGTGCCAGGTAGTACGGGTCTGCTTTTCACCGCTAGAGTCCGTATATTTCGTGGTTGTAGCAATAGAAAGCACGGTAATATCCGTGCCATTTTTTAATGTTTTGGTGTCCTTTTTCCCGACATTACCCACGAGAATTGCTTCATTAATCATTAAATTTTCTCCAAGTTAAATATAAATTTACGAGCATTAGCATCTGTTAATTGTTCTAGTTTTTCTATTTCATAAATAGCAAAAGCTTTCTTGACTCGTTCTTGACTCAATTTTTTTTGGTTAATCAAATATTGAATTTCTTTGAGTTGCTCATCACTAGCTGAAATGTCATTACTACCTTCGACAAATGCGGGCTTAGGTGGTTCAATCACTTCCCCTGTAGATTCATCAACCACTGATTCATTGAGCAGGTTATTAAGCTTCTCAGTCTGTGTATTGCCTTTGACTATGTGGAAACTTGGTTTTTCTTCCTGTGGGATTTCCGCATCAGAATAAGTGCCAGCAAGAACTTCTTGGAAGCTTTGTCGCAATGCTTGGGCTTCGGCTACCTTCTTAATCATCGTTTCAGGCTTGGACTTCCATAAGCTTTGAGGCAGTGAATATTCTTCCATTGTTACCATGACATAGGTGTATTTAGACGAACTTTTACGCTTAACAATACAATAAGCACCGACTAAATCACCACGGTTAGAGAAACCATAATTATGCTGAATCTCATCGTTAGCAATCCTAAATTCATCTTTAGAGTACACCGCATTAACTTGGTGGTACTCGTAGTCTTTTTGACGTTGTGCGGCCTTCCGATATCCATCACGGCCTATAAATATACTGGCTGGAACACCGTTTTTGTATTTAACAGCCCATATTTCCCTCATAAAGGGATTGAGTTGTGTCGCTCGTCCAAGCTCTACCATAAAGCTAAATTCGATATCCGTAAGCGGTGCGGTTGGAGACACTAATTTGCGTATTTCGGCTAACTTAGATTCGTTACTCCACATATCAATTGTGGTGTTGTTCAATGCAATTACGTTATTCATGTGATTCACCTCGTGCAAATTTAATGCCTTGTATAAACGATTGGGCTGCTATGGCTGCTTCTTTTTCACTAGCGAACTCACCGACTAAGCCAGTGAGAAAATCGCTATTTGCTCTGATATCCGCAAACCATATGTCTTGGGTTTCCCATACAGTGAAGTGATAATTAATCATTGCGTCATTCCTTTCATTAAGAAGGTTCGTGTACCTCTTTTGTTAGCCTTCCATGAAACGATTGGTCGTCCTGATTCGTCTGTGAGACATTCTGCGTCTTTCATAAATTGCATGATGTTAAATTTGTACTTTTCCTCAACCTCACTCAAAGCCTTTATCTTAAAGCGTGTGTCGGCTAAAGTTGTTAATTGTTCGGCAACATCTGGTTCAATTGTTACAGTCTTTTCGGGATCATGTTTTGGGTACATGAGTTTTAAATCAACTTGATTGATTGGTTTAGGAGGGGTTTTAGTTTGGACACAATGCCAGAACTCTTTGGCAGCATCGATAATCTTTGATTCTAGCTCGAAGTTACGAGTGTATTTGAACTCACGGTAATCATTACCACCGATTAATACAGCAATGTAGGCAAAATCCGCATCGAGTACAGCGCAATAATGAGCTACTTGTACAAGATATTGCATTGGTATGACGTCTGAACCGTCTTCACCCCATTCATGTGCCATGAAACCAGCCGAACATTTGACTTCGAGCACTGCGTTCCATTCACGGATATATCCGTCAACGTTTCCCCTGAGAAATTCGTGGAAAGGGTGAACGAGAGTATCAGGTAATTCAACGGCCACATTGTTGCGTTTAGAAAATTCATCACGGATAACACCTTCTAATTGATTGCCCCAATATTGAAATGGTGTTTCTTCCTGAGTTGATTCAGTTTCGCCAATCTTCTCAAGGTATAATTGATAGGGTGTTTTGTAGTTTGATAGACCTAGAATAATGGGCATATCACTACCGCCAATACCTAGTTTACGTTCTGCGCGTTGTTGTTCTGTAATCATAATAGCTCTCTCTGGTTAAATAATTTATCTATGGTTAAATAAACAATTCCCTCGTTCATGTTACCTTCCTTAGTCGCCTTCGTGGCCCTATTCAGCATTACTGCCTTGACACATAATGCCTAATTGGTTATAGTTTGTCAATCGAATTATACAAAAATACGGGTTTATATGAAATTCTCCGAAGTAATGGCACATTATGATTATAAGATGATTAAGATTTCAAAAGCACTAAAAGTGGCTCGCGATACCGTTACATCTTGGAAAGAAAAAGACAAGATACCCTTCACGAAACAATGTGAGTTACAGGTTATTACCAACAACAAACTCATAGCAGACAGGGAACATGAATAAATGGAATTGACGGAAAAATGGGTGGCTCGTTTTAAAGACCCGAACGGAAGCGATAATATGGGTATAGCAAATCACCACATGGCCTTAAATCAGCTTGTGGCACATATTTTAAGTTACGGTGGTACAAACATCGTCATCACTGACGAAACGTGTAGGCCACGCATTATAGAAGGGGAAATAAACCATGAACAACGCAGCGAAGTACACGCAAGAACAGATGGATATAGCAGTCTTGAAAAATACTAATGAAGGAATTTTAAGAAGTATTTCAGACCTAAGAGACGATATGAAAACTGAATTGAGTGCTATTCGAGCTGAAATGAAAAGCCAAGGCCATATGAACCTTGGGTTAAGTTTGGGTATTTACGGCATGATTGGAGCAGCAGCATTAGCTAAAATATTTGGGGTTATGTGATGACTGGTGACGGAACAGCAGCCATACTTTTTATTTGTGTAGCAGCAGTAATCATTACTTACATAATCTGCAATAGGGATAGATAACATGAGTTGTATTACAGAAATATTAAAATTAAAAGGTGATCAGGATGTTCTTGTGCCTGATGGGGAGTGGATTGCTGTTGAAGGTGGTGGCATTTACAAAGACCATGAGTACATTATTGTTTTAAACACTAATGGCCACCGTTGCGGATATGTCGCCATTCCACCTGAGCACCCTTATAGCCAAACACCAGAAGAAACCCGCGAATTTATGGGCGGTCGTCCTTATAAATATTACGATTATGACAGCTTGGATATAGATGTTCATGGTGGTTTAACATTCATGTCACCAGAACATGGCTTAAAGGATTTATTAAAAACGCCATGTAACGATATGTGGATTGGGTTTGATTGTGGCCATCACGGTGATATGTGTGATGTAACAATGTTTAAAAAATACTTTGGTGAGAAAGAAGAAGAAAAGAAACAGTCCTTTTTTAAGGCTATGAATCATTCGGATATTAACCTGGGGCAGACTGTAAAAGAATATGATTATGTAAAAGAACAATGTGAGTTTGTTATCGACCAACTGATACAGGTGGCAGCATGAGTTGGCATAGTTTTTTGGCACACACAATCCCAATTATCCTCAATAGTACTTCAATTGTGATTCTAGGGGTTTGGTTTCGTAGGTTAAGTAATCGAATCGATGCTATAGAAAATGCTGCGTACATTCGTCAATGGCTTGAATCAATTCAAAGCGGCGAATCGTTATCTGATTTAGCCTACATGAAAGAGAAGGGCTTTTTGAAATGAAATTAAAACAAGAAGATGTTTATGATTCATTCCATTACATGACCGAAGTAGAAATACACGCAGCAATATGCGCAATTAAAAAAGGTGAAGAAAAAGACCAGTTAATGGGTCAAGCTTACATATTAGCTGTAGAGCGCTGTAGAACGCTTCTTAGGTCGATTATGAAGGATGTTGAATGATAGATAAAAAGACGAAATATAAAGCCGTAGGGTGTGCCAATAAGTCATTGCATTTTTTGCAACAACTCAAAAAACACACACAAATAGGGGAAGGATTTACCCAAGCACGCGCAGCATATGGACTCATGCTTATCGAAGCCTATTTAAACGGGCAATTTTTAACAGAAGTACAGGAGTTTACGGATTATGAGTGATGCTATTGCAGAGTGGTATAGAGCTACAAAGAAGATGATAAAGCAGGTAAAAGACGATTCAAAAGGCAATGTAGAACCCATACAACATATGATTAATGATTGGAATCAAGCGCTAGAAACAATGGAAGCAGCTTGTCCAGGTCTTAGAGAACAATACGAGCGAAGACAAGAAGTAGAGCAATCATTTAATGAAAAACAAATAGACCATATCTGCTATATTATTGGTGAATGGTACATCGAATGGAAAGATAAAATGTGGGTTGATGGGAAGCCGAATCAACACCGATTAGGAATAGCCAAAGAGAAGCTAAAAACAATGATTTGCGGGGATTAAATGAGTAAATATTTATGTCTGTGTGGCAGGGATTTTAAGAGAAAAAAACATGCTGATAAACACGCAGATTTGTTTAAAGATTGTGATGAATTGACGCAACATTATCATATTATTGTAAAAAAGTTATGGCGTGCGCGTTTGATTGATTTAGCCTTAGAATATCCATGGGGTAGATTCTTTCGTGTGCTTGGTGGTTATATGATTTGGTTGACTTTAAGTCATCACTTTCAAATAAATTTAAATATGTGGGAAGCTACATTTATGGGCTTAGGATTGGGACTTTATATTGACTAATGGACTTTACATGAATTGGCTACAGGATGAGCGCTATACATGGAGGCAAGAAATAATTCATGGTATCTGGTACGAGCCTTATGTGTTACAACAATACAGAGCACACAGAGATTCCAACCTCTGGCGTTCTACAAGGGAAGTAGAGAAGTTATGCGAATATATTTTATTCTTAGAAGGAGCTAAACCCATGTCTGAGTCAATCAAAACCATTTGTGACAACTGCGAAAAAGATTTAAGCCAAAGCGATAAATACCCTGAGTTTGCCCTTAGACTCTCAGAAAGTATGATGGCAGTCGCACCTGATGCCGTTCAAGATCCCGAATCAGTTCCAGAATTAGACCAGATTAAAAACTTTTGTAATCTTCATTGCTTGAAACAATGGTCTAACAAAGAATAAGGAACCCTCGTGGCTGAAAAATACAACACAGCACATTTTGTGGTGGGTGAAACTGCGCCTACCACAGAACCACAGAAATCGTTATCTGATATTGTTTTCCTAGTTAAATCACGTTTAGCTGATGCGCTGGACGACCCTAATGCGGGGCTTGCTGGCACTCATCCCAGAGTGATTATCTCTATGGTAGTAACTAACATTCTCGTTAATTTAATGTTCCATTCTGTAGCCGTCACTGATGTAAAAAGACGGTTATTTATGGTTAAAGAAACATTGGATGAAATAAATGAAATGACGTTTCAATTGTGGAACGCCTTGGAAGCAGGAAGAGCCGATACCAGCACGGCACATTAAAAGAGAGGTATTTATGACGCATCATATCGTTGAACCATTTGGTACGCTTACACTACCCGCATATACTGGGAAAGAGTTAGTCAAGATAAAATTAAATACTGAAAGTTTGACGACTTTATTACGCTCAAATATGTCTTGTCACATGAACAAAACGTTGACCCAAGAACTAATGGAACAATTAACTGCGCAAATAATTGAATCTATTGATTATTTTATAAACAAGATTGAATAATAAATGTTATTGGTGATTTCAATTTGCGAAGATAAGGGGTATTATCAGTAGGAAGTTTTAGAGGCTTCCTGCCTCACTACTTTTTTTTATTAGTGCTTGAATCAAAATCCACCAAGATACCATTCAAGCTGCACATGTTCCGCGAAACACAAAAAGTTTTGGCTTCGGGCTTTTTGTTATGGACTACACATCCTTTCGCGCTTTTACCATAACAAGTTTATCGCAAGGGCGATTAACCTATACGACAAAGGCGATTATACTATGACTCACTATGTGAATACAAACATTGCAATCGAATATGATGTAAATGTTGCACTATTCTGCGAGCATCTCAAAAATTGGACATTTAACAACCTAGCAAATAAACGAAATGTGTTTGATGGATTTTGCTGGACGTACAATACTCTCGAAGCTTTTTTAATACAATTTCCTTTCTGGACGCGAAGACAACTCGAAACAGTCATCAACAGAGCAGTATCTACAGGGCTTGTGCTCAAAGACAACTACAATAAAAACCGCTATGACCGTACATGCTGGTACGCATTATCGTATAAAGCATATGACTATTTCCCTGAACTGAAAAAACCTGAATTTGCAGAAAGCCTGTATCTATCGATTTCACCAAAATGTGAAATCAATTTCTCGGAGTGGGGAAATCAATTTCTCGGTATTGTGACACCTATACCAATACTAATAACCAATACTAATAACAATAATACTATAGGCACTTCTGACGAAGTGGCCGAAGAACCCGAAATTCAAGAAGTTAAAAAAAGAAAAAGAAATGTCAAACCAGCATTTGGAATTGAAGATTTACAGGCCGATAATCCACATTTGATTGAGACTTCGATGCTCAATGACTGGTTGGAGGTGCGAGCAAGTAAGAAAAACAGAGTAACTCAAACCGCTTGGAATAAAATTAATCGAACATTAACTCTTATTGAAAATGAGGCCAAAATACCCGCAAGAGAAGCCTTTGAAACAATGGTTACAGGGGCTTGGCAATCTTTAGAGCTTAAATATTTCTTAAATAATTCAGGACGTGCTGGCAATGATTCCCAAGGATCAGGGATAAAAAACTCATCTGGTCAAAATATAACTTGGGATTAAAACATGATATTAGCTAAGGAATTATCGGAACGATTATCACAACGAGCCGAAGACTTCGCACGGTTTTTGTTTCCTAATGGGAAGAAATCAGGCAATGAATGGTGTATTGGTAGTCTTCAAGGTGAGAAAGGTACGTCATTAAAAATTCACACAAAAGGCGTGAAGGCTGGTGTTTGGTGTGACTTTGCGACAGGTGCAAGCGGTGATTTGATTGACCTTTGGGCGCATAAAGAAGGCGTGTCGTTACTTGAGGCAATGAAAGGCGTTAAGGCTTATTTAGGGCTTAAGGATGTGAAGTTTCAGCCGGACAGGAAAATAAAATATACTTTGCCAAAAGTACAGGCGGTTGAAAGTCCTAAGAAAAACTCAAAAGTATTGGATTACCTCACGAAAGAACGTGGCTTAACACTAGAAACATTACAGGCGTATCAGATTGGCGATGAAGGCAATGAGATTGTGTTTCCTTTTGTGCGTGATGGAAAAATCGTTAACCTCAAGTATCTTAAGCTTGAAAGACCGAACGGAAAGAAATTAATTCGCACTGAATCAAATTGTGAACCGTGTTTGTTTGGCTGGCAGAATGTTCCTAAAAATGCGCGGGAGATTACAATTTGTGAAGGCGAAATTGATGCTATGAGTTTGTATCAATGTGGTATTGCTGCGTTATCGATTCCCTTTGGTGCTGGCAGCGGTAGTAAAAATGAATGGGTAGAAAATGATTTTGATAGGCTAGCTGTATTTGATGTGATTAATGTGTGTATGGATGATGACGAGGCCGGACACCTAGCCCGAGACAGCATTGTACAAAGACTTGGCAATGTTAGGTGTCGTATAGTTACGCTACCCATGAAAGACGCTAATGATTGCTTATTGAATGGCTATGATAGTGAAGACCTGAAACAGTGTATCAAAGAGGCTAAAAGCATTGATCCTCATGAATTAAGACGTGCTAGCGAATATCTGCAAGAGGTACTCGACAGATTATACCCTCCTGATGGAAAGCAACCAGGCTATGAATCAGCATGGGATAAATCAAATAACAAAATTCGCTTTAGACCCAGTGAATTATCCGTATGGACGGGAACTAACGGCCACGGTAAAACTCAGTTTCTAGGTCATTTAATGCTGGGATTAATGAAACAAGGTGCTAGGGTATGTATTGCGAGTCTGGAATTAAAACCAAGTTTGTTATTGACTCGATTAGCTAAACAAGCAACAGGGATGGCATTACCAAGCCCCGATTATGTCAAAGAAGTAAATCAATGGTATTACGATAAGCTATGGATATTTGACCTAACAGGCACAGCGAAGGCACAGCGATTGATTGAGGTATTTATCTATGCTCATCAACGGTATGGGATTGATACATTTGTGATAGATTCATTTGCTAAGCTTGATATGGCTGATGATGACTACAAAGGGCAAAAGATATTGATGAACGCCTTATGTGATTTCAAGAATGATTATAATTGCCATGTCCACTTAGTGGTACATCCTAGAAAAGGTGCGGATGAGTCTTCAATGCCTGGGAAACTGGACACTAAAGGCAGTGGATGTATTACAGACTTAGCGGATAATTGCTTCACGGTATGGCGTAACAAAGCAAAGGAAAGCATTGTTAATAAAGTGAATAAAAATGAACCAATTACTGATAAAGAGCAAGAAAAGCTATTGATGCCTGATTGCTTATGGTGCTGTGATAAACAACGTGATGGCGATTGGGAAGGTAATTTATCCTTTTGGTATCATGGGGCATCTTTTCAGTATTTGAGTTATGAGAATCAAAAACCACAAAGGATTGTGCCATTTTCATGCCTAGAAGACTCACAGACGTAGAATGTAAAGATATAATCCGAAGACTTGGCAAACGTTTAAACGTAGAACCGAAGCTTATCACTACTCGATTAATGAGTGAGGATGATAAACAAGACATGCGTGAAGACAATTTACCTGTTAAGTCTTTGGAGTGTCATATCAAAGTATGGATGGCTGCTGAAATGCCTGACTATGCTCATGGTAAAACTGTACCCCTTGCGCTAGAAGATACGCAAAGGGTATTAATTTAAGCAGCTAAATATTGTTGAAGTTGCTTTAAGAGTAGATTTTCATCTTTATCACAAAACGTTTTCCTGCGCTTACCGAGTAAAATATTAACGGTAAGTTTGTTTTCAATAGAACTAATGTTAACAGCACATTTTCTTTTTTCTATGATTGCCCAGAGTGTAGGCAACATTCTATTAATAAATTCCATTTTAACCTTCTCCATTTTCAAGTAACGAAATATGTCCTATAGCTGCAAATCCTGCTTGAGCTTCACTATCAAACCATTCTTCGGACTCTCTCACAATCTTATCCGTTTCTTTTTTATAAATTGTGTAGGCATAACCTAAACATTTATCACGATGACAATCTGGCCAATACTCATAAACTTCATAATCATAATAACTGTGTGTTTTTCTCATTATGCTGCCTCCTCATCACGCCAAGCTTCATAGGCATCATCACAAGATTGATAGTAGCGATCATCACAATCGCTACACAGCCCACAATTACCATGACATTCGTTTTCATCACCGTGCCAACCGTCCATCATTCCTTTGTAACTCATGCTGCTACCTCCATGTTTAATTCACACAACATTTTAAATTTGGGAATCATTCCCACTAATTCATCAAGACTTGTGCTTTTTTTATGAATGAGACCATCTACCCATACACTGTACTCGGTTGATTCTTCTTCGGAACTAGTATGACACCAAACGCTCATATCTATGTTGGCAGTTTTACCGATATGTACGCGAACCCAATGAGCAAATTCGCGCAATAAATTGAATTGTTCGTTAATCATGGTATTTCCTCTATCTATGGTTAAAAAATCTTTCTATGGTTAAAATTTGTATTAATAAAGACGATGACCCTAAAAATGGCTACCGTCTTTATTATTGGCTAGTAGGTTCCCCATGCTGAAACGTATTTAGGCTTTCTATCGTATTTGGAATAGCCACAGCTTCCCCATTTATTGAATCTCTTTTGGAATTTCTCGCTCTTGAAGTCATTAGCAACAGGCTCAACGCTAGTGTCAGTTACATAATGTTTTGATACTTTTCTAAATTCTATTGTTTTAGCAGATACAACACGTACCACTTGGAAAAACTCTACCAATGTTGCGTCATATCCGTAGATATCATAGAAAAAATCGCCTACTTTAATTTCATCACTCATTTTATTCTCTCTCTGGTTAAAGTTGTTATCTATGCTTGAAGTAGTCATTATGCCTAATCGACTGCACATAGTCAAGCACTTTATACAAAAAATATTTATTTAGTCTTTATGCCAGTTAAACAGTGTGTTAGACTTTACGAATTGATTAAGCTAAGGATTGGCTATAATGACGCTATGTATTAGATGCGGGGGTTCTGGAAAGTACCTAGGCAATGGAATGATGATGACAGACTGTAATTTGTGTGATGAAGATAATAATGAAGTAAGCGAGAACAAGCCGAAAATAACACCAAAGATAGACAGGAAGTCAAAATCATATCAAGCAGCTATAAAAGATATTATGGCTCTAAACCCTACCATTACTAGACCAGAAGCCGTTAAAATGTTTGATGAGGCATATCATAAAGATTGAGGTCAAGGATGACTAAGAAACGAGATAAACCAGGGCAACCAACAAAATATACACCTGAAATGGGGCAAAAGATTTGTGATTTAATATCAACTCATCCTCATGGATTACCTACTTTGGTGAAAATGTTTAATTTACCGGATAGGACTTGTATTTATAATTGGATGAATAAAAATGTAGAATTCTTTGACAGTTACATGCGTGCAAAAGAGAAACAAGCGCATTTATTAGCTGATGAAGTGCTTCAAGTGGCCAATGATGTGCCAACTTATGAAGACAAAGAAGGCAATGAACGAATTGACAATGGTATGTTAGGCCGAGCCAAATTACAGATGGACGCTTTGCGTTGGAGTGCTGCGGTTCTTGCGCCTAAATTCTATAAAGATAATAAGCAAGCTGAAACCACTAATTCTGAAATTCATACTGATGCTATTAAACGCAAGCAAGAATTAGATGAGAAGAACAAGAAGGAATTTTGATGAGTGAAGATGACATCATTGACCAACTGATGGCTTTTAATGATAGGTGTGCTGAAACCGAAAATAGGCTTAATGATGTGCTGGCTGAATTTAACGAAGGCATGATTTCCAACCAACAAGGATTGGCTAATGTGTACGCTAAGTTTTTAACACTAGAGAAAAGACAACAAGACATTGAAGACATGCTTAAGAGTGATCGCATTGTTGAATTGGTTAAAAATATACCTACTGATCAAGACATTCGAGATATGCTCTGTAAGGTAGAACAAACTGATGTAAGTAAACTAGCTAAGAATGTGAAAAGAATAAGAAATGACTTAGAAGAGTTGTTAGAGAAGTTTAGCTGATCACCCATGACGGTGAAACAGTACTCGGGTTCCTCAAGGGGTTCCCAGCGAAATCCGCAGCCTTCGGGTATGTGGTCGGTAACGGGTTGTGGCGCACTCGTTCGCTAGCATAAAGGGTAAAGGCTCCGTATGGTTTTCTTTACCTTTGCGCCACATTTATCTTATCTACCCATGGTAGAAAAAGCTGAGTAACCGCTATGCGCGAACTCGGGGCAAACGCATAATAGGAAGTGCTCTCGGCTGTAACCCGATGGACGGACAGCCCGTGTTGGTTCGACTCCAGCTTGCCCCACCATTAAGGATTGTAAATGAGTCTTTTAAGTTTTGATAAAGAAGAATTAATAGAAATAGGGAAAGTGCTGGTTTCATTTTATTGTGACCCAAAAAATCCAGTAGATGAGAATTTAATAAAAAAAATTGAATATCAAATAGAACATATTGAACGCCAAGAAAAGACAGTAGCTAAATTTCTAGGATGGGGAAGACAGTTAAGCGAACAAAAGAAATAATTTAGTTTCTTACCCAGCGGTAAGGAATCAATAGAGGCCAGCACCGAGCCAGCATAGCGAATCGGTGAGACCATATAGAGGATATGCGCGGAATGGCTATAGATTATGAAAAGATAGCTAAGGCATTAGATATATTTAAAACACCTATCAAAGTGCAAGAGGGTGATTGGGCTATTATTGAAGGCGTTCAATACCTATACCGAAATGGTGAATGGATTATAAAAGAACCACCAAAAGATGATAATAGTTAAAGTGTACTAGCACTAACTGAGCGATTTAGTTTGAAAAGGATGTTAAATGAGTATTACAAAGGAAGCTCAAGAGATTGTAGACGGTGAACGCCAACAAGATTATGGTCACATGGGTGATTCATTCAAACGTATTGCTGGCCTTTGGTCTGCGTATCTTGGGGTTCATGTAGATTCGTTTGATGTAGGCAAGATGATGATATTGCTTAAAGTATCACGAGCCAAAGCACAGAATCACCGTGATAGCTATGTGGACATTGTGGGTTATGTTGAGTGTATCGATAAACTATTGCAGGAAGCAAAACAATGAGCCTACAAGATTGGATTGATAGCAAATTTAAGTTGATAGCAGAGAAGTTACCAACACTTGTTCACACTGAACCCGCAAGCTTTGCGTGTGGTCATAACATGGGGTACAAGCAAGCACTGCTCGACCTTGATAGATTTTTAGAAGATGAGGCAACGGAGTAATGAGCTTGGATTTATATATGCGTGAAACACCGTGTGAAACATGCGGTCATCAACGCGAAGACTTGAACATCAATTACACCTATAACGTATCTCATATGTGGTACAAGATTTACCCTGATGATGATGGAATGGTGAACATTGAAGGCATGACAGGCGAAGAAGCTTATAAGAAATTGATTCATGCTCGTCAATACATGGAAGAACACAAAGAAGAAATGATAGTCCTTGAGCCTCCGAACGGATGGGGCAGCTATAACGGCTTTCTTGAGTTCATCAATAAATGTATCGATGCGTGTTTGGAAAACCCTAAACTAGTATGGGAAGCATGGCGATGAGCTACTTAGACAAAACATTCTGCGCTAGCCCAAAGTGTAAAAATGATTGTGGCAGAATGATGACAGACCAGCAACGAAAAGGGTTAGATTACCATAACGAAAAATATGTATCGTATGGTTATTTCTGTGGAGAACCACAATTTGCAGTCAGTAGGGTTGGCGATCCAAATAGTTTTGATTTACCTAATGATGTAACAGTGATTGATTTGACACCACCATTACCGGACTACGTGAAAATAATTGACGGTGTTCAAGAATTATCTGAATGAAAGACATAAATAAAATGCGCTTAGGCGTATTACGTGAGTTAAAGAATGTACATCAGTTCTTTGATAACATGGAACGCAGCGTCAAGAGTCGAAACCCAGAGGCTGTACAACGTGCCTACATGTTCTTAGTTCACATGGTTCGAGAAATGAACGAAGGGTTTTTATCTCCAGACAGTATTGCGCTTGATGTTGAACTGGTTAGAGCATTGCAATATTTAGAAGAAGATTAGTTTATTCTCCGTTAGCTCAGTTGGTAGAGCATTTGACTGTTAATCAAGTTGTCGGTGGTTCGAGTCCATCACGGAGAGCCAGAGCATGACCGAAAACAAGCCGACTGCGAGAAGTAAGTAGCGCAGCCACCAGATAAGTGTGCGTGGAACTAGCTACTATAAAAACGCCCGCTTGTGATTAGGTCGCCAGAACTAAGCAGCCTAGGTAATGCTTAGAGGGTTTGTTGCCTAACCCACAGAAAGCGCAACGTGCAAGGGTCGGCACTAATAGGGATCGGAGCGAGTGAAAGCCTCGCATTAATGTTATTGGGCTATGGTGAAGTGGTATCACACTAGACTTTGACTCTGGTATCTCACGTTCAAATCGTGATAGCCCTGCCAGTTAGGGGTGTTTTTTGTACCCGTTATGAGGATTTAATGAAAGAACGTATAGGCCCAATGACAGACAGAGAAGAGGCGCTAAAGCACGCAATGATTGATGCTATGGACGCTTTCATTAAAGAACACGGCAGCATAGACCGAAGTGAGTTTATGGCAGTTTACAGTTTCCTTGCAAGAATATTATTTACAGTACAGACGCCGATCAAAGAAGTGGACGCACAATGTATCGAGATCGATGCGTTTTGTGAGTTCCTTAAAGGTGTTGCGAGAAGGGCGATAACATGACGATACAACATTATTTAGAAGCATTATTGGTCATTGCTGCCACATGTTCTGTGGGAATATTAGTGGCTATAACATTTGTCATTTTCTGTTTTTTCTTCAAGGTGTTCCATGAAATGGATTAGTGTTGAACAAGAATTACCGAATTTATTAAAAAAGGTTTTATTCCACTGGATTTGTCCAGGTGGAAACCGCAATGTTTCTATGGGTTATTTATGTAATGATGGTTGGGATATTTATTTGCCTTATCATTCCTATAAAATGTGTCCACAAAAACTAAAGGTAACGCATTGGATGGAATTACCTGATTTCCCTCATTATGATGGTGACTTGCCATTTACTGGGTCTTTGTTTATCGATGAACCCGAAAAGGCAGATGATGAAAAGGTGAAGGCATTCGCTAAAAAGTTTTGCGAAGACAATAAAGATATGCTGAAAAGGCTAGCCGATAGATGAGTAAGTTAAAAAAGCTGGAAGCTATTTACAAGAAGATACCCGATATCGATTGCAAAGGTCTTTGCTATGAATCATGTACAATAGTGCCAGCAGCAAAGATTGAGATTAAGCGGGCTAAGTCTCGCATGGGTGGTAAAAATCCATTCAATCCGATTGCTGCTATTAAAGGATTGCAAGAAAAAGTACCGCATGTGCCATCCTGTGCTGCATTAAAAGATAAAAAATGCTCCATTTATACCGCAAGACCTGCTATATGTAGACTATATGGTGTGGCCGATGGGCTTGATTGTCCTTTTGGCTGTCAACCGAAAAAGAAAATTAGTAAGCAGGAAGCTTACGCAATAGTAAGGGAAACCGAAGCCCTATGACAGAAACCGCTGACAAGGAACAGTTGGCATCAGAGTTACGGTCAAGTTTGATAGAGTTCACAAAGTTCTTCTATCCATTATTGACTGGCCGACAATTTATCATATCTCAGCCTGTGGGTCGTGAGTCGCATCACATTACGATTGCTCGTGCTCTTTCCAGTGCTTCAAGGCTTGAAATACCAGACCATAGATTGTTAGTAAATATCAGCCCAGGCTCGGGGAAGTCAACATTGCTGGCCATGTGGGTTGCGTGGACACTTGCTAAATACCCTGATTCTCGATTCTTGTATATTTCATACTCCAAAGTATTAGCCGCAAAACACACCGAAACCATCAAGCGTATTATGCAATTAGCACATTACGTTTATCTATTTGATGTAAGGATTAGACATGACTCAAAAGCAAGAGAATATTTCCAAACAACCGCTGGTGGAGCTGTTGCAGCATTTGGAAGTGGTGGCGCAATTACTGGGCAAGACGCTGGATTGCCGGGATTGGACAGATTTACAGGGGCAGTTATCATTGACGACGCGCACAAACCAGATGAAGTCCATTCTGACACTATCCGACTCTCAGTTATCGATAACTATAGAGAGACCATCCAGCAGCGTGCCCGTGGTATCAACGTCCCGTTTATCTTCATTGGCCAGCGACTCCATGAAGACGACCTCGCAGCCTATTTGCTAGCGGGTAAAGATGGTTATCAGTGGACTACCGTTATTCTCAAAAGTATTGATGCTGCTGGAAACGCACTCTATCCAGAAGTTAATACCCTTCAATCGTTATTAATTAAACAAGAACGCGACCCTTATGTGTTCTCATCTCAGTATCAACAAGAACCAATTCCAGCGGGTGGCGCATTATTTAAACCTGACTGGTTTGTGATTCTTGAAGAAGAGCCAGACGTATTGTATAGCTTCATTACAGCAGATACCGCAGAGACCGCCAAGAGTTACAATGACGCGACCGCTTTTAGCTTCTGGGGAATTTATGAGATAGAATCGTACGGTGTAAAAACTGGTCAATATGGGCTACACTGGATAGATACATTAGAGACTCGTATCGAACCTAAAGATTTAAAGCCAACATTCTTGGATTTTTGGCAACAATGTATGAGATACAAAAAACCTCCACAAATGATTGCTATTGAGAAGAAATCAACAGGCGGAACACTATTAAGCTTATTGGATGAGATTAGAACTGTTAAGCTCATGGATATACCAAGAACAAGGGAACAAGGAAACAAAACAAAACGATTCCTTGATGTTCAACCGTATATTGCTGAACGAAGGGTGTCATTTCCGTTGTATGGTCGGCACGTTAAAATTTGTCTCGATCACATGAGCAAGATAACGGCCAATGAAACACACCGATGGGATGATATTGCAGATACCGCAGCCGATGCTATAAGGATGGCATTAATAGACAAAACAATTATATCATCACATATCAATATAACTGATTACTCTGGAATGGCCAAAAGTATGATGGCTCCGAGTAATAAAATAAATAGGTTAAGGCAAAGTGCTTATACACGATAATTAATTAAGATACAATTGTGTAAAGGGAAAGGATTTCTCTACAAGGAGCTACAATAATGAAGGATGTAGCAAAACGCTATCAAGATAATCTTGCGCGTATTAAAAAAACCGTACGCAATGCGCATGATTATTTCAAAGATAACTATGACCGCTATAATGAATTTAGACGATTTGTATTTGACTCATCCTTAAAAGAAGATGAAATAACGCTTCTCATGACGATGAATCGACCGCAACTCGAATTTAACGTACTTGAAGCCTATATTAGCAGACTTCTTGGTGAGTTTTCAAAGCAAGAACCTGACATTGCGGTAAATGCTTATGATGAAGACAAAGCAGATCCAATCACTATCAAGGTTGTTGAGCAACATCTAAAGCATGTGTTCATGGATGATAACAATGAACATACCCGATACGAAGTCTATAAAGACTTGTTATCCGGTGGCTTTAGTACCATGAAAGTCTTCACAGACTATGAACACCCTATGTCCATGAGTCAAGCTATTCGTGTTGAACGTTGTGAGCCTACACTCTGTGGATTTGATAAACTAGCTAGATTTAGTCATAAAGGTGACGGCCAGTTCTGCTTTCAGTTATTTCCCCGTGATAAAGACGAATTTGAAGAAGAAAATCCAGAAATCCCCGTAAATACTTTAAGTTTCAGACGTGATTTTGCAGGGTTTAATTGGTCATACCAGAATGATAATAGCAAAATTATTGTTGTAGCCGATTACTACGAGAAAAAACGCAAAGAAGAAACCATTGTTGAAGTACGCGACATGGGTGTAATGACCATGACCAAGTATCGCAAGTTGGTTGATACTTGGAATGATATCACTGTACCGCCTTCAACAGTTGGAAAGCCTCGTAAAACTATGCTCGATAGAATTAATCGTTATCGCTGTATTGAAAACCAAGTAATTGAATTTGAGGAAACCGATTTCACGCACTTGCCTCTCGTCTTCGTTGACGGTCATTCGCTCATGATTAAGACGCCTAAAAACGGTAACATCAGACAGGTGACTAGACCCTATGTGTATCATGCCAAAGGTGCGCAACGCCTTAAAAACTTTGCAGGTATTTCTCTGGCAAATGAGATTGAGAATACGGTACAGCATAAATTCATGGTGGCAAAAGAGGCTTTACCTAAAGAGGAAGAGTTTCTCGATGCTTATAAAAATACACAAAAAGAGTCTGTACTGGTCTATAATTCTGTTCACGAGTCCAATCCTGACTTGCCAATTAGCAATCCAATCCGTGAAATCCAACGTGTTCCGTGTCCTCCTGAAATTGCGCAAGCTTTTACAGGCGCTGATTCCTTAATCCAAAATGTCTTAGGTTCTTATGATGCTAGCCTTGGTATTAATAATAATCAACTCTCAGGAATCGCCATAGTCGAAGCTGCAAGCCAATCTAATGCTACGGCTATGCCTTATATTGTCGGTTGTCTACAAGGCTTCCAAAGGGTTGCTGAAATATATGTAGACTTAATGCCCAAATACTTTACTACCCCACGCACTTTGCCCATCCTCGATGAGAAAGGAAAACGCCATTTTGTCAAAATCAATCAGCCAGAAGGATTGCCGATGGACTTTGATACCAATTCACTCAATGTTTCATTGAAAGCTGGCGCTAGTTTCCAAGTACAAAAGAATCGCACTATCATGATGGTCAAGGAAATTATGGGCATGTCTCCGTTATTTGGTCAATTTATGGCCGAAAAAGGATTGAATTTCATCCTAGACAACATGGAAGGTAAAGGAATCGAGCAGCTTAAAGACCTAACGGATGAATGGATAAAACAATATCAGCAAGAAAAACAAGCCGCACAACAAGCTCAACAACAAAATCCTGCTGCAATGAAAGCTCAAATCGATATGGCCAAAATGCAGCAACAAGGACAAATCGACCAAGCCAGATTGCAAATTGATATGGCTAAGCTCCAACAAGACCAGCAAAAGGTGATGGCTGATTTACATCTTGGCCAGCAAGCTTCACACGTTCAATTAGTGAAGGCACAAACTGAACGCTATGCCAAGCATGTAGATTTGGAAATTAAAAAGCATGACATGAAACATCGTCACGTAAAGGAAGTGTTAGAAACACATCATCGATTAAGTCAAAAACAACAAGGAAGTAGAGCCAATGCGCACTAGGACGTTAATTACGATAGGGAAGCCCATTGATAAAGATGAGTGGGTAGTGTGTCTGAGCGATCAATTAAATCGTTTCGTTATTCCCTGTTCTCGCGTTGAATGGGCAGTACCTTGTTACGGTAAAGAGCTTCACCCTGATGAAGTGAAAGAATTGATAGGTTTTTTACAACAATCGCTAGAAGGAAGAGACCATGAGCAAAGTAACGTGGAATGATTTACACAATGCCACTCCTAAAGAGCTTCAAAAAACATACAAGCTTAATGATAAACAGCTTGAAGTTTCTGTGCGCAAACATATGGACGGGGCTTCGATGGAGCAGCGTAAAGACCTTTATAAAACTGTATGGAGCAAGAAATGATATCCATTCAAGACTTGGAAAAACGCCGTGACATTCTGTCAACTACGCTTCAAAGCAGCGAAAATACCCTTACTGACCTCAAAGAACGGTCTAAAATTATCCGTAAGGAAGTTGCAAATATTAGAGGCGCTATTATCGAGTTAGATAGGCTTATTGATGGGGTGGATTATGCCGCTTAATAAAGGTGCTAAGCCTGGTTCTAAAAAGTTTGGACAAAATATAGCGACTGAGGTGAAGGCTGGAAAACCTAGAAACCAAGCGATTGCTATTGCGTACTCTGAGGCAAAACAAGGTAAAAAAAGGAGCAAGAAGAAATGAAAATGAAGAAAAAAGATATTAAATCGCGTGAAAAGAAAATGTCTAAGCACATGGACGCTAAAGAAGACAAAAAGCTCGTTAAGAAAATGGTCAAGAAGGATTGTATGAAATGAGTGATTTAGAGCAACGGTTAGATGCCGTATGTGACTCAATGGAATCTGCCCAAGCTGAGTTTAATCAGGCTACGCAGTGCTTAGTAGAAGCCTTAACGGGCATTCATGAACGATTGGAGAGAATAGAAAAATGGATAGACAGCCAGCCAAAAAAGGATTGAGTAAATCCTTGGATAAAAGTCCCTACATGCGTGAGCCTGAAAAAAAGACTAAGAAAGCTTTTGAAGGCGTTGAGAAATCAGTCAAGCCTGTAGCCAGAGACACAAACAAAACCCGTAGGACTTCTACTAAAGCAAGAAAAGTTGGTGTGACTGTTAAAAAAGAGTTACCCGTTTCTAGTCAGAAGAAAAAGTCCATGAATGAGAAATGCTAACAAGGAGCGTGAATCATGAGTCTATTAAGTTCAGTTATTTTGCCTCATTTAGAAAAACAATTAGTAGCACTTGAACCTGCGATTGCTGATTTCATTCTGAAAGAGATTCATGTTATTGGTAGCCAATTAATCTCTTATGTTGAAGGTAAATTAGGCGCTAATCCACATCTTCCAGTAGAAGATAAGTCTGAGGAAAATTAATCATGGCTGAGAAATGGATTAAAGGTGCTATTAAACATCCAGGAAAACTTCACCGTGAGTTAGGCGTTCCAGAAGGCAAGAAGATACCCGAGAAAAAATTGGCAAAGGCTGCAAAAAGTAAATCGCCAACCATTCGTAAAGAGGTAGCACTTGCCAAGACTCTAAAGAAGATGAAAAAATGAAAAGTGTTTATTATGATATTGATGGACACTTAATTGTTCCAAAGAAAAAAACTCCGAAGCGAAAATTGCCTTACAAAACGATAATTAATCGCAAGATGAAACAATATGTTATCGAATTAGAGCAAAAATTGCCCAACGAGTTCAAGGGTTGTATCAGTAACTATAACCATCTTAATGCGGGTGGGTATGGTAATATAGATGAAAACGAGTACAATTTCTTTTAAACATTATTAATAAGGATATTAATATGAAAGACGGAATGATCGACAACCGCAAGGTAAACGATAATCACCAAGGTGGTATTGAGCGCGTTATACAACGAAAAGGCGATACAACTCGCGCAGACGTTGAAGGCCATAATGGAAAAATGGGTAGAAATATTCCCAGCATGTCCAATTGGAAACGCGGTGATTCACTAACCCCACGCAAAGCATAATTATAAGGATATAATATCATGCCCACTATTTATCAATTGCCCACACAAGTACCTGGTTTAGTGGACGTGTTCCCTAATCAGAAATTTGCAGTGTTTGGCGATAACTTAGCTACAATTACAACTGCTGGATATTTGAATCAAGTTAATCTTGAATCTAATCCAATCTCTAAGACCGATATTCTTCAAGTACTTTACTCGTTCAATAACGTCACTAAAGCCGGAACTTATGGTGTGTTCACTGTAAGCATTAGCAATAGTGGAGTCATTACATTGAACTCATGGGCTAACCCAGGTGACGTATTATTACCCGTTGTTAGTGGTGATTTTGCTAACTTCAATGGAACCACTGGACAGATTCGCGATGCTGGATTTTCACCAACTGATGCGACAAAAACCAAAGTGGTTATGCTTAATGCCGCACCAACCATTAACCACGTGGCCATTTTCACCAATGCCAATGGTACAATTGGAGATGGTGGCGTACTCGGTACTGCCGCTGCTAAAGCTGCCTCTAACAATGCTTTATCAACGGTTGCGTCTACTGCGGGTTCTGGATTTACAGCCGGACACGTAGTTACTGCTGCTGATGCTGCTGGAACCATACAAGATTCTGGAATTGTAGCTACAGCGCTTCAATTATCTGCTAATATTAAAGCAGCTAGAACTGCAAATATTGGCGGCGGTGGTGCTGGCCCAATTTCTGTAGTTGTTGCAGGTGTTACGGCTGCAAGTATCATCACTGGTACTATACAAGCCTCATCTAACCCAGTTGATATACAGAAAATAACTGCTACTGCCACTGGATTTGATATTCTATTTAGTGCCGATCCAGGTGCCACTTGTACTGTGAACTATGTAGCGTTTGTCGTTAGTCAGTAAGATATTTAATCGCATTCTCTAGGGCTATAATTGAATCATTAAAAAGCCCTAGAGCTTGATTACATTTACCACAAAGTAAACCTCGTATTTTTTGTGTTTTATGACAATGGTCTATGGATAAACGTCTTACTTTATTTCTTCTTTTGTCTGCTGTGCTTTCATTGTTTTTACAAATAGCGCATACATTGTTCTGTTGTTTTAATAATTCATTAAATGATTCTAGGGTTATATTTGATTCTTCTAATCTCTTTTCTGAACGCTTGTTGATTCTATATTTAATCCATCGTTCTTTATCTTTTTGTTCATATTTTAATTGCCATTCGTACTGACATTTTTTACAAACATTATTTTTATATACCTCTGTTTTATCAAGAGAACCATGTACCTTGCAAACCTTTATATATTCAGTCATATTGATAGTTGTAACAAATAAGCCATTATAATTACTACTGAACAAGTAATCAATTATTATTGGCTCAGTAGTACTGTCTGGACTTGGGATTTTTTCTCCTTTTACCCAAGTCCAACTTTCATTGAGCTGTCTTCAAATTATCTTTGAACCATCTATCAACATTTTCTTCGGTGTAATATACCTTCCCATTTAATTTATGATATTGAGGGCTTTTGCCATCGTATCGAGCTTTTCTAAACCAATGAACAGATAACCCATATTTTGCAGAAAGTTCTTTTTCTACTAAATACTTCACTCCGTCTAATATAAGCATAATTATCCTTAATTAAGTTATAAAACCTAATAAACATCATATTTCATCTACTTACTTTATATAAGTACAAAGTTTTACTACCGCTTCATATTCTTTCATACCGCCTCATACGCTGCATTGTTGGGAAGCCTCTAATTGACTACATTTAACATGTGAAATCGCAAATGGTGCAATGGACTGCAACTTCACAACGAGACCCATGCGTAATTGGGGAATGTATTTCAGCGTGATGGCGTAATAATCCGAGACCTGTTCGATAGGCAGAGGTATTACCGTAGCGGGGCAATAGCTAGAAGGAATGTTATGGATAACAGTGTTATGGACAATGCGTCTGATATGACTCAGACACCTGTGGAAACTGCTCAACAAACACAAGAACGTTTGTTTAAGCAAGCAGAGTTAAACGAAATTGTAGGACGAGCCAAGCATGATGCGGTTGAAAGCTATAAACGCCAACAACAGCAAACGCAACAACAAGCCCCGCAACATAGTCAAGCTCCGGCTTCTAAAGCATTATCGGAAGATGATGTTAAGCGGTTAACTGGCGAAGAACTGAATAGGTATCGTGAAGAATGGACTCGTGAGAGCCAAGAACGCATGAATGCCGAAGCGGCAGAGCGCATAGTGAACAGCTATAAAGAGAAGATTTCTGCTGGTAAAGAGAAGTATGAAGATTTTGAGGCCGTCACTAATAATGTCGACATGAGATATTATCCTAACGTAGTTCAGCTTCTAGCCGAGTACGTGGATAACTCACACGATGTTCTATATGACCTGGCGAAAAACAGATCGAAGCTTTATCAGCTAGAGTCTACATGCCAGCACAACCCTCAAGATGCAATCTATGAGATTAAACGTTTGTCAGATTCTATCAAAGCAAATGAAACACACTCACAGATGACGACAGCCCGAACACCATTATCACAGCAACGACCTTCTAATACCGGAACGGATTCAGGTAATACTCTGTCGATGCGTGATTTGAAGGCTAAATATCGCGCATAAGGCGCTAAATCCTGAGTCCTAACTTAATGGATAAAGTTAGGAGTTATTAACATGGCTGTTTTCCCGAATAACATTTTGCAGACCGTACAAACCTATCAACGGTCAGGTCTAGCATTACTACAAAACCTTTGCTGTCACATCGCCACTGCAAATACGAAGTTCAAAGATTTCGACAAAATACAAGCGAATCTTGGTTCAGCAGTGACATTTGATTTGCCACCACGTGCGACAACTGTTGCCGGATTGGTTGCTTCATTTCAACCAGCGGTTCAACGTGTTCAACAATTGGTATGTGATCAGGCTAACAACAGTTCGTTCGCTGTTACCTCTCAACAACGTATATTCAACTTGGAAAAAGGTGAAGAAGACTACATGCGAGTTTTCGGAAAATCCTTTATTGCTGAGTTGGCGACACAAGTTGAAGGCAACGTTGCTAAGAACTGGGATAGCTCTGTAAGAAGCCAATTAGACGGTACATTAAATACTTTTAGTGGCCCCTATCGATATTTCGGAAATGGATCGACCGCACTCACATCATATCAACAATTAGCGCAAGCCATTATGTTCTTCAAGAACTACGGCTCTGTAGCAGAAGGAATCAAGGTTTATTTACCTGATACTGTGGTTCCTGCTGTTGTGGGTAATGGTCTAAACCAATTTGTACCACATCGTAACGATGAAATTGCGATGTCTTGGGAAATTGGGGATTTCGGAACTCCGTTAGTTTCTTATTACCAGTCAAACTTAATGCCTATTCACGTTTCAGGTAATACTGGCGTGTTACAGCAAACTTTGACTGTAATTTCCACTAACGATCCAACTGGACAAAACGTCACACAAATCACTGTAAGTGGTGCGACTGCTAGTGATGCCTCCGCGGTGTTCTCAGGTGACTTATTCCAATTCCAAGATGGCGTAAGTGCTCAACCTAATATGCGTTATTTAACATTCATTGGTCACTTCCCAAGTGCTAACCCCGTCCAATTCAGGGTTACTGCTGATGCGGCTGCCAATGCGTCTGGTAACGTTGTGTTGAACATTACACCAGCTTTGAACTGGGCAGGTGGTCAAAACCAAAACCTGAACAATCCAATTGCTGCTGGAATGCAAATCCTTGGGGTTCCTTCTCACAGGGCTGGCGGTATTTTAGGTGGTGATGCGTTCTACTTAGCAATGCCTCAGTTGCCAGAACAAAGTCCTTACGACACAGCAAATGAGTATGACGAAGACACAGGCGTATCAATGCGTTTGACCTATGGTTCTCTATTTGGTCAAAACCAGACTGGTATGGTCTATGACGAGACTCACGGTTCAGTAATCGTGCCTGAGTACTCCATGCGTTACGTCATACCTTTGTCACAAGGTTAATTGGTTGAGCGGTGTAAAAACCGCTCTCTTATAAACGTTTTAGTAAGGACATTAAAATGCCAACTCCACAAGTACAAAATGACCCGATTTATTCATTACCACATTTGTATATCAGTGGTTTGAATATCTCTATAGCTTCTACCACCGTGCTAGCAATCGCACCTGGTCAAGCTCGTGATAGCAATGACAACATCGATATGCCTGTTGGTTTCCCCAATTTACAAGGCTTAAGTGTTCCTGCTGTTCAATTCCAAAACTACCAACCAGGTCTTTTAATTAATGCTGCGGTTAACGGTGCTAATGGTCTTGATGTGGGTTCTTTAGCTGCAAGTACACAATATGCCGTGTATTTGATTGGTGATTCTCGCGGTTATCTTCCCGTAGCAGGTATCTTAACTCTAACTAGCAATATTTTACCTAAATTGCCATTGGGTTATGACTCCTACATATTGCTTGGTTTTCAGGCTACAGGTGGTTCTTCTACATTCGTGTATGGGACATCCAAACCTCAAAACATGAAGAACGCACTACAGTACATAAATCAGCCTCCTTTGTCTGTTTTAGCTGGTGGTAATGCGACTACCTTCACAGCAATTGACTTAACCACTAATGCTGCGGTTCCTACAACTACACTGCAAAATGTGATTGTTACTTTACTCGTAACCTTCACTCCGTTAGCTGCTAATGACATTGTTCAATTCAGACCTACAGGAAGTACTGCTACTGCTGGATTGCCAACAATTTCAGGTGCTGCTGCTGGTATCGCTCAAACTCAATACTTAACAATGATTGCTGGCGTTGGTTCATCCAAACCTGAAATTGATTACTTGGTATCTGTGTCTGGTGATGCGGTTTCCGTATCTGTAGTGAGCTGGACTGGTGTTTCTAACTCTGCTTACCCAGCGTTAGTTTAATCCCTACAGGAGCGAACCTATGCCTTATACAGCACAAGAGTTAGTCACTCGCTCCTGGTTTTTATCAGGAATTGTGGCAAGAAATTTACAAGTACCAACAGGTGATCAAATTTATGATGGCCTACAGATGCTTAATGACTTGCTCAATTTCAAACAAATTGAAACCGATTTAATTCCATATTGGACTTACATCGAGATGCCCCTTGTGGCCAATCAAGAGTTCTATTTTCTTCCTTATGTAGCAGCGATTGAGTCGGCCACCTTTAATATTGATGTAGTGCGTTACCCAATGGATAACACATCCAGGCGCATGTATTTCGGCTCAAGCAGGGTCGATAATATTTCAACACTACCGTTTAACTGGAACTATAACCGCGCACTTGGTGGCGGCAACTTAGCGCTCTATTTTAAGCCTGAGTCCAATTATCCTTGTAAAATGATGGTTAAAATATTTTTGGTTGATGTGGATTTAACCACTGATTTAACCAACCTTACTGAGAGTGTGCCATACACATTCATCAATAGCTCAAATCAAGGCTTAGATACCTCGTACATCGAATATCTTCGCTACGCACTCGCACAATATATGTGCTCTGAATATGGGGTTCTATTTAATCCTGAGTCTGAAAAAATACTGACGAGTTATAAACGTAAACTGATGTATGTATCACCTCCTGACTTAACCGTTACTAAAACGTCCATTCTTTGTGCTGAAAATGCAGGTGGCGTGAACTGGGGTGATGTGAATATTGGTAGAGGATGGAGACCAAGTTAATGACAGAAGTAGAGGCTATGAATAATTATAATCTGTTGGTGGAATCACGATTAACAAAAGTTGAAGTTAATTCAACCTCGATGGCAGATGACATAAAAGAAATAAAGCGTAATTTACGTTGGTTAATGGGCTTAGTGTTTAGCATTAACACGACAATCATAGGTTTATTAGCCAAGGGCTTTAACATCGTTTAAGGACATTTGATGGTGGCTAGAGGGCAGAATTTCAGACAGTTTCCATTAAATATTGTGGGTTCAAGCATCTTTGGTCGTTATCCAAAGATTAGCATTGAAAAAACCTACAATATGTTTATGTCCGATCAATTCATGGTTCCTTATGCTGGTTATAACATTGGTATTACAGCAAACAATTTTCTTGATGCCATTGAAGGACGCGCAATTTTCACCAGCACGAAGTTCGACCAATTGGTAGTAGTTGAAGGAAGTAGCGTATTTCTTGTGAATATTGTTTATTCACAAACCCAAGAAAAGGTTTCATTCTTTCAAGTGTTTCGTATTGGAGCCTTACAGACTCAAACGGGTGTGGTTTATATTGCTGAAAATAATAAGCCACAGATTGGTATATCTGATGGCACAGCATTTTATATTTACGATCCAAATCCTCCGCTAGGTCATACAACATTTGAAGCCGTTCCTTTAAATTTTACGCCTGGATATCTTACATTCCATGATACCTATTTTATTTTAGCAGCATCAAATGATAATACGTACACGCCACCAGCAAACAATACATGGCGACTATCCGGCAACAATGATGGGTACACATGGAATGACGACAGTGCCAGCGTAGGATTATTACAAACAAAGCCTGATAACGTACAAGCAGTGGTTCGCTTCCCGTCTAAAGGTAATATGATATTTGTGATGGGCAGCATTGTAACCGAAGCCTGGTTTGATACTGGCGCACAATTATTCCCCTATCAACGCAACAACCAATTTAATATTGACTATGGATGTCTTCAACCTGCTACTGTTGCTTATATGGATGAGTTTGTTGTTTGGTTGGCGCAGAATGAGAAAAGTGGGCCAATTATTGTATATTCTGATGGCGGAATGCCCAAAAAGATTACTACAGATGGTATCGACTATCTGTTTTCCACACTTGAAAATCCGGCCGATTCCCAAGCTTTTCTTTATCGACAAGATGGCCATTTGTTTTATCATATTAACTTTTATACTGATAATTTATCCCTTTTTTATGATTTCTCAACACAGAAGTTCTATCACGCCTGTGATCAAAATCTTAATTACTTCATTGCCTCCGAAGTAGCATTTTTCAAGAATCAGTACTATTTCATTACTAAAAATAACGGTAATTTATTCGTATTTGATACATCCATCACGACCTATGAAGATGTGGACAGTGTAGGCAATAGGACAATCAATGAAATTCCAAGAATTAGAACTTGCGCTAATATTAGAACGCCTGATCAGAACTACGAAATCATTAATGATATTGGCTTCACCATTGAATCAGGTGAAACAGATTACCAACAACAATCACTGGGCGCGATTATATTAATTACTCAAGATGGGGCGCATTTAATTACTCAAGGTGATTTCTTAGGGTTTATTTATCAAAATGGCAACAATGTTATCACTCAAGATGGTTTGTTCTTAGTGAGCCAACAAAATGCGGAAGGTTCAGAGGCCACATTAATCGCACAACAAAAGGCCAACACTGGAACCTCAAATCTGTCTTTGCCCCATGTCGATTTATCCATCTCCACTGATGGTGGGGCATCTTTTGGTAATGAATGGGCTTATTACCTACCGCCAATAGGGCATAGGAAAAATAGGCTTATGTGGTGGCAAATCGGTATCGCTAATGATTTTGTACCTCAGTTTAAATTCTGGGGATTAGGGCGATTTGTCGTCACGGATGGCGTTGTTAATACGAGGGTTTAGCATGGTCGCTTCAACAATACGATTACAATCGATATTTCCCGACCTTCCACGGGAAGTTCCCGTAGTTAATAAGGATGGAGACTTCAGTCCTTTATGGTCGCTTGGATTGTCGGCACTGTTCCAGGCTTTACAAGAAAACTTTAAGAACGAAGGCATTATATTTCCTCGATTAAGTGCGTCAAATATTGCGGATATTCAAGCAATTTACACGCCATTAATTGGCTCGCCACTACCTCAGAACATACCTGATATCAGTGGTCAAACTGTGTTTGATACGACCAATAGAGTGTCAAAACAATTTGTTATAACGTATGATGGGGCTGTGCCGCCAAATATTGTAACGGCGACATGGAGAACATTTGTTTACCTATGATTCAAGGATGAATTATGAGCTGGTTAAGCGACTTTTTTAAAGGTGGGAAGAACCCCGCTGACGCTGCAATGCCTTATCTGAACCAGATACCTGGGCAGACACAACAATATCAACAACCCTTCTTTGATGCTGGAAAAAGTCAATTGCCAGGTCTACAAGACCAATATGGTAAATTGATGAATGACCCTGGCGGTCGTATGAATGATATTGGCAAGTCATTTCAACAATCACCAGGCTTTCAATTTGCTATGGATCAAGCAATGCAAGGTGGAAATCATGCGGCTGCTGCTGGCGGTATGGCAGGTTCCCCACAACACGAACAACAAAATATGCAAATGGCCACCAACTTAGGCAACCAAGATTATAACAATTGGATGCAAAATGCGCTGGGAATGTACGGTCAAGGTTTGCAAGGTTCCCAAGGTATGGCGAATCAAGGCCAACAGGCAGGACAAAGTATGGCCGACATGATTGCTCAAACCCTGGCACAACAAGCCAACTTACAATTCCAAGGTTCACGTCAACAAAACCAAAATAAAAATGACCTTATGGGCAATATTTTTAAATTAGGTGGTTCGGCTCTTGGCGCGTTTAACCCATTTAGTGGCTTTGGTGGAGGTTAATCATGACTTTTTCATTTACTAATTATGCTGCTATTGAGCCACAAGCATCACCTTGGCAAGATATGGTCGGAAAAGTCCTGGGTGGCTATACCGATATGACCAAAGCCAAATACTTGCAACCTGGACTTGAAGAAGCATTGAAAAAAGAGAAATTGTTTAACCAATATTACGGCAAAGATATGGAGTCTAAGATAGGACTTCGTAGTGCGCAAACGGGTGAAGCAGGGGCGCGAACTGGATTACTTGGTGAACAAACTAAGGGCGCACGCATAGAAAATCAATACATGCCTGAAAAGATGAAAGCCCAAATTGCCGAAGC